GGAGGCATTAAAGGCAAAGTGGATTGGGTGCCGATTGAGCAAGTGGTCAACGCCATCGACCATCTGCGCCAATACCGCGCCGACAAGACGCAGCAGATTTACGAGGTGCTTGGCATCTCGGACATCATGCGTGGCTCATCGAAGGCGTCTGAAACTGCCACCGCGCAACAGATCAAGGCGCAGTTTGGCTCAACCCGCATTCAGCTAAACCAGTTCTACATTGCCGAATGGATCACCAACCTGCTGCGTATTAAGGCCGAAATCATCTCAAAGCACTTCCAGCCCGAGACGATTGCAACGCGTTCAAACATCATGCGCACGGCAGACGCTCAATTTGGTGAACAGGCCATCCAGCTCATTAAGGACGAGAACCTGGCCGAGTACCGCGTTAGCGTCGAGGCTGACAGCATGGCCGCAATGGATTGGAGTTCCGAACGCGACAGCGCTACGCAGTTCATGTCAGGCCTGGGCGCGTTTGTCAGCCAGGTTGCGCCGCTGGGACAAATGATGCCGCAGGCAGTGCCTTACATGCTGAAGCTCTTGCAGTGGAGCGTTAGCAAGTTCCGCGTCTCGGCTGACATCGAGGGCGTGCTGGATCAGGCTATTGCGCAGATGCAACAGGCCGGCGTGCAGCAGCCCCCGCCGCCGAACCCAATGCAGATTGCCGAGGTCGAGAACAAGAAGGCCCAGGCCGCGGAGCGTCAGGCTAACGCGCAGGACACAAACGTGGACACGCAAGCCAAGGTTCTGCAGCTGAACGCGATGATGCGCAACACAATGCAGCCCAATCCAAACTTGCCTCCTGTGACCAGATAATCATGGACAAATACACGGCGCGTATACAGGCGTTGCGAAAAGAGTTTGGTGGCTTTAACGCGCCTAAACGCACGCCTTCGCATCCTAAAAAGTCTCACGCCGTTTTAAGCAAAGTAGGCGAGCAAATAAAGTTAATCAGGTTTGGTCAGCAGGGCGTTAGCGGCTCGCCAGCAAAAGAGGGCGAATCTGAAGCCTACAGCAATAGGCGCAAATCTTTTAAGGCGCGTCACGCATCTAACATTGCCAAGGGCAAAACCTCTGCCGCCTATTGGGCAGACAAAGTGAAATGGTGAACAACATGCACGCCAAAATGCAAATCTACGCTGAAATCCTGCGCCAGATCGGGCGTATGCCCAACGACTACAAAGAACCTGAGATGGAAGAAATGGACGAGATGAAAGAACCAGAGGAAGAAGAGGAAGTCCGTACCAAGGGCGAGAAGAAAGAAAGATAAACCCATGCCACGCTACAGATACGATGCAAAGGCCAAAAAGGTCGTAAAGGTCACCACAGAACGCAAAATTGACCGCACTAATGCTGACCGTTCGCTGTGGAACGACACGCATTATGACGGCGCAAGAACGACTGACGGCAAAGATATCGGCAGTCGCAAGAAGCACCGCATGTACATGCGCGACAACAATCTAACGACCAGCGACGACTATAAGAACGAATGGAAAGCCGCAGAAAAAGCGCGAGATATCTACAGAACGCGTGGCGGTACGATCACAAAACGTGACATCCACGATGCCATCACCCAGCTAGAAAGACAGAACAATGGAAAATGAACCAACGCTGCGCGAGTCGATTGAAGCAGCAATGCCAGAGGAAGATGATGTTGTTGAGACGGTAGTAGACAATACGCCGGCACTAGAACCGGCTGAGAAAGAAGAAACGCAGCCAGAGCGCCCGCAATTACGCTCTACCGAAGCCAAGCCCACCGAAGCCAAGTCACTCAAAGACAAGCCTACAGAAGCTAAATCTGACGGCATCCAACCTGGGCCTAAGTCTTCCCCCAAGGCTGAAAGCCGCGCCCCTGCCTCCTGGCATCCCGAGACCCGTGAGCATTGGGCTGCGCTGCCTGAGTCTGTCCGCACCGAGGTTGCCCGCCGCGAGCGCGAAGTGCAGACAACGCTGAAAGAAACTGCCGAGGCGCGTAAATACGCAGAGCAGATTGAACGCACAATCGCGCCCTATCAGCTGTTCATTAAGGCCGAGAACAGCAACCCGCTCCAGGCGATTGATAACCTAATGTCCACCGCGGCTCGGTTGCGGACAGGTTCCTCGCAGGATATTGCGCAACTGGTGTCTGGCTTGGTTAAGCAGTTTGGCGTTGGTCGCTTTGGGCAGGGCTTCATCGAGCAGCTTGATAGCGCCCTTGTGGGCGAAATACCCCGAGTAGACGCGCAACAGCAGCAGCTTCAACAAGCCATGCAACAGCAACTGGCTCCGATTCAGCAATTTATGAGCCAGCACCAGAACGCACAGGCGCAAGCGCAGCAGAATGTAACCAGACAGGCTGAGGGCGAAGTTCTCGACTTTATGGATAGGGCTGAGTTTGCCGAGGATGTGCGCGAGGATATGGCTGATCTGATGGAAATGGCCCAGCGCCGTGGCCGCGACCTATCGCTTGGGGACGCTTACAAACAAGCGTGTGCCAACAACGAGCGTGTCCGTAGCGTCTTAGTATCGCGTCAGAAAGCACAGGGCGCTCAAAAACTTACAGGAGCCGCGCAGAAGGCAAGGTCAGCCGCGGTGAGTGTCAGTGGCGCACCGGCAATGGGAGCGCCCCAGCAGGCCTCGTTAGACGTTAGAAGTGCTATTGAAGCTGCTATTGCCAGCCATAGTCGTTAATGTTAAAAATGATATGATAGCTGACGGCACTTTTATGGTTGTTTTTGGATAAATCTGGACGTTTACGCTGTAAGGCATCATCCACGTTGGAACGCCGCATCAGATAAACACCACCAGCCAAGTCTGATAATAATTAAAACTGTGCCGTAAAAACGTGCAGCGAATAACGCCATCGGAGAGCCAAGGCTCCCACCGTTGTTTCGTCGCGGTCACTGTGCCATCGGGCCAAGGTCCGAACATGAGGCGACCACATTAGTTCCGCTGCAAGGAACGAACGTGTGTCACGCGGAACAGAGCTTGTTCCGTGAACCCTTACCTCATGGAGATTTCAGATGGCTTTTCCGAACACTACGGACATCGTAGCAACGACAATTCAAAATCGTAGTCGCGCTATTGCCGACAACGTGACCAAGAACAACGCTCTGCTTGCCAAGCTCAACATGCGCGGCAACATCAAGCCGATCTCGGGCGGTAACGTTATCTTGCAAGAACTGAGCTACGCGCAGAACTCTAACGGCGGGTTCTATAGCGGCTATGACTTGCTGCCTGTCGCGGCGGCTGATGTCATCAGCGCGGCTGAGTTCAACATTAAGCAGCTTGCTTGCCCGGTTGTAATTTCCGGCCTCGAAATGTTGCAGAACAGCGGCAAAGAAGCGTTCATCGACTTGCTCGAAGGCCGCATTAACGTTGCCGAAAGCACGATGTCAAACCTCCTGGCGCAGTCGATCTACAGCGACGGCACCGGCAGCGGCGGAAAGGAAATAACAGGTTTGAACACGGCAGTTCCTGCTGACCCCGCGACAGGCACCTACGGTGGAATTAACCGCGCCACTTGGACGTTCTGGCGTTCGCAGCTGTATGACTTCAGCACTCAGTCGGTCACTCCCGGCTCAACAACCATCCAGGCCGCGATGAACTCGATGTGGGCCAGCCAGGTTCGTGGTTCTGATCGTCCTGACTTGATCGTCTCGGACAGCATCTTCTGGACTTACTACATGACCTCGCTGCAGGCTATTCAGCGTTTCACGACGCCTGAGACAGGCTCGCTCGGTTTCCCGACGATTCAATTTATGGACAGCGCCGTTGTGCTCGATGGCGGCATAGGAGGCTACATCGGCTCTTCGCTGATGTTCTCGCTGAACACCAAGTACCTCTTCCTACGCCCTCATAAGGACAGGCAAATGGTCGCCCTTAGCCCGAACAAGCGTTACTCGGTCAACCAGGACGCAGAGGTACAAATCCTTGGCTGGGCCGGCAATTTAACCAGCAGTGGGGCGCAGTTCCAGGGTCGCATTCAAGCCTAGTAGCCGTGGTGGCTCACCTCGCCTTGGCGGGCCTGGTGAGTACCTCGTCCGCCAAGGCATTTTTTAATTAGGAGAGATAAAAATGGCTCAAGCAACAATTGGCATTAGTGCCGATCAGGTTACCGCTTCTACAAGCACTGCTGCGTTTCGTCTTGGCACCGTTGGCGGCTACGACAGCCCGACTTTGGGTTATCAAGAGTTTGTCTATGGCAGCGCAAATGGCGTCATTACCGCTGCCGGCTACGGCGTTGTCGAACAGACTGGTTTCGACTTCATCATGGCGACGACCACGACCACTGCGCCTGGTTCTTCTGGCTACGGCACTCGCTTCGGTGCTGCCCAGGCCGCGCTTGCGGACAACGAGTTTGGCTGGTTCCAGATTTACGGCAAAGGAAGCCTGCGCACTCTGGCATCGGCTGCTAAAGGCACTCGCCTTAACTCAACTGCCACCGGCGGCGCTCTTGATGATGACGGCACTGCTTCTTCAGAAGCCATTGTTGGCATCGTTATTCTGACCGCTACCGGCGGCTCTGCCGCAACAAATGCTGACGCTATGTTCTCGTACCCGTCAGTTGCCGAAACTCTGTAATTGCTAACAACAGCGCGGGGCAACGTCTCCGCGCTGTTTTCTACATAAAACAAAAGGATATAAAATGAACACCGCCACAGCACCAACAGATTGGAACAACGTCGCAGACGCAGTTGACGAAAATTCCAACAGGTTTCAAAACGACGACAAGCTGCATGTACAGTTTAGCCGTCGCCCAAAGATTCAGCCGGCTGAGTCAGACCTGGCTGGTCGCGCCATCTATAAAGAGATCGACTACATCACAATCATTGTCCCAGGCGACAAGGCAAGCATCATTGAGCGTCCGGTTCAGTCTTATGACGCCACGCGCTTTGCGGCAAAATATGCCAACTGGCAAGCAAACGCCGGCGTAGTGCAGGAAGGTACGCCGATCTCCTCGCTGCCAAAGATGACGCCCAGCAAAATTGAGGAATACAAGTATTTCTCCATCCACACCGTTGAGCAGCTTGCCGCGGCGTCAGACAGCGTTGGCCAAAAGTTCTTTGGTTTCCAAGACGACAAACGCTCTGCCAATGCTTTCTTAGAGATTGCTAAGGGCAACGCTCCGTTTGAGCGCATGAACAACGAGCTGAAAGAACGCGATGCTAAGATTGAGGAAATGCAGTCTCAGATTGAGGCACTCAATAAGATGATGACTAAAGCCAAAAACTAATTAAGGGCTGGGTTAGATGGCTTTCCAAATTATTCAAGACGCAAGTCTTTTAGCCATTGTTCAAAACGTGGCTCAGATGGTGAGCTATCCTAACCCATCTGACCCAGCCGGCGATTCCGATCCCTCTGTTCAACAAATGATCCAAGCCGTCAATATGTCGGCTACAGAACTTCTTGGCCTGTACGATTGGCAAGCTCTCACGCGTACTTACGAAATTTCTATTGCTGCCGACACCCCAGGCCAAACAGAACAAGAATTTGCTCTGCCGGAAGATTTTTACGAGTGGGTCGATCAGACGCAATGGAACAGCACTAACCAACTGCCGGCGATTGGGCCTGTCAGCCCGCAGATGTGGCAGAATTTGTTAATCAGAACTACTTTGCCGACGATGTCGTTCTATTGGCAGGTCCGCGATAATTCTCTTTATATTTTAGCACCGCCTACTGAAGCTCAGACGCTCTCGTTTTTTTATCAGTCTCTGGCCTGGGTGCAAGATCAGGACAACCCGACGCTGTATAAAAACCGCGCCACCAAAAACGGCGACATTGTTCTTCTTGATGCTTTTTTGGTCACGCTCTACACGCGCGCAAAGTGGTTAGAGATGAAGGGATTGGACTCATCCGCAGCAATGCGTGATTTCCATGTGAATTTTGAAAACCGCAAAGGCCAAAAAAAGGGTTCACCTGTATTAAATATGGTGAGGTCTTACGGGTTCCCGTACCTGAGCGCGCTCTACAACACGCCTGACACGGGCTTTGGTTCCTGATGCCGTTAGTCGCAGTCAGACCATTTAAAAGCCCAAGAGTATCTGCGGCAACGCAAGTCTCGATGATGACGAGCATTCCGTCACCAGTGGGCGGGCTGAACTTCCGCGACCCCATTAGCGAAATGCCTATTACAGACGCAATGGTGATGGATAATTTTATCCCTCAACGCACAGGCAGTTTACTGCGTAAGGGATGGCAGTACAGTTGCAACGTCCTTGATGTCGCGGTTACATCGTTGTTTAGCTATAACGCTGCTGACAGCGCAGATAACAAGTTGTTTGCAGCATCAGGCGGCAGCATCTGGGACGTTACGGGCGAAGACGCGGTTGAAGACCAAGCCGCAACAGGATCAACGGACGGTATCTGGAGTACGACACAGTTTGCGCTTGCCAGCGGCGAAGTTGTCTTGCTCGCGGTATCTCCCGGCGCTGGCTATTGGGTATACGAGGCAACTTCTGGCTGGACAGAAACAACGCCCACCAATTTGCCAACTGACTTGCTGTCTGTTGCCGTTTGGAAAAATCGCGTCTGGTTTACTGAAAACAAGACCTCAACGGTTTGGTATTTAGAAGACATCGACGCAATCGACGGCGTTGCTGTGGCGTTTGAGATGGGTTCGCTCTTACGCAACGGCGGCTCTGTCCGCGGCCTTATCAACTGGACGCTCGACAGCGGCTTTGGCGTTGACGATTACCTTGTGGTTGTTGGCACTGAGGGCGACATCGGCGTCTGGGCTGGCACCGATCCAACGGCCGCAGCCACGTTTGGTTTGAAGGGCGTTTGGTACGTCGGACCCGTTCCATCAATAGGCCGTTTCTTTACCGCATACGGCGGCGATGTGATGATTTTGTCAGAGCTTGGCTTGGTGCCAATGTCTCGCCTGGTCAACGGCCAGTTCAGCGAAATACAGCCTGGGCCGTCTTCTAAAATTCAGAACGTGTTGTCTCCATTGATTGTGCAATATCGAGACAACCCGTCTTGGGACGTTATTATTGTTCCCAACTCTGATGTGTTGATTATTAAACTGCCTCCGAAAAACAACACTTATATTCAATACGCCATGAACGTAAACACCGGCTCGTGGTGTTCGTTTAGCAATATGCCAATGGTTTGCACGGCGCTTCTGAACGGACAGCTTTATTTTGCCACTGATGACAACGGCATTGCTAAGGGGCTGTACGGAGAGCAGGACGGGCTAACAATAGAAAACACTGATGGCAGTGCCGTAAGCGGCGACATCCAGGGTGCGTTTAACGCATATGACATGCCTGGGCGCCTAAAGAAATTTACAATGGTGCGCCCTGTTTTCATTACGACAAAAGCTCCTGGCATAAAGCTGCGTATGAACACGCAGTACAGCTTCACTGGTGTGCCAGGTACGCCCTCTTTTAACGCAGACCTCGCGTCTGAATGGGACACTGCTTATTGGAATATTGCCAAGTGGTCTGGAACTTCCAACACATACGAAAATTTCTTTGGAGTTACCGGCCTTGGCTATTTTGGTGCCGTTCGTATGCGCGTCAGAGGCGTTGGTGGATCAACAACGTTGTCCTCTTACCATGTGTCTTATGAGCCAGGAGGCATCATGTAATGGCTGAAGCCAATCCACTTATTGCGGCGCTACGCGCTAATTCTCCTGCTCCCGCAAGATCGGCGCAAGGTCCAAGTACGCTAAATTATTCGTGGATGCAAAACACTGTGCCAGGGATGCAAAACACTGTGCCAGGTGCGCCCGCGCCAACCACGCCAGCGCCTACTGTGCCAAAGCCTATCGCGCCGCCCAAGGCGCCGTTAGTACCGTCGCCTAAAGGCCGTGAACCGCAACCAGGCGATGAACTGCCTGACGACGAGATGTGGGAGTACATAGATTTTGGCGGCGAGTTTGGCGGGCAGTGGATAAGAGTGCCAAATCCAAATTACAAAAAGCCTCCTGTTACCCCCGCGCCAACCGCGCCACCGCCTAATGCTCCTATGCCAACGCCTGCCGATCCAACCATGCCAACGCCTGATGCTCCTATGCCCCCTATGCCAACGCCTGCCGATTCAACCACGCCAGCGCCTGATGCTCCTATGCCAGCACCTGTTGATCCAACCATGCCGGCACCGGCACCCATTGACATGCCTCCTAATGTGCCTCCACCAGCAGACAACCCGCCGGCTTACGAAGACCCTGATTATAATTTGGAATATGTGGATTTTGGCGACGGATTTGGTGGGCAGTACATCCAAGTTCCAAGAACTAATTACACGCAGCCTGCTCCTGTAATTGTTCCGCCACCATACACGCCGCCTGCTTCGCCAAATTACGATGATTACGAATATTACGACTACGGTAATTTGTTTTGATTCAATTCGGGCCGCATGACGTTTTAGAACGGTGGTTGTGCGAGAGAATAGAATACGCGCCGACGCGCAATTTGAGATGTCTTGCTAATGTTACGCCTGACGCAAAAATACGCGGCGTTGTCGGGCTTGATAACTGGAACGGTGCTTCATGCCAGCTTCATGTTGCTGGCGAGGGCATCTGGCTCACGCGAGAGTTTTTGAGATGCGTGTTCGACTATGTGTTCAATGTTGCAAAGATAAAAGTTCTGCTTTGCATGATTGAGAGCGGAAACGAGAAGTCACTTAGATTTACGCGGCGCGTAGGTTGGACAGAAATAGCGCGGATCGAGGGCGCACATCCTGCCGGCGCTTTAATTGCCTTCGAGATGCGTCCTGAGAACTGCCAATATTTGGAGATACCTGATGGGCAAATCTACTCCCGCTGCGCCTGATTATACCGGGGCGGCTAACGCGCAAGCGGCGGCGTCAAAAGAAAATTTGATAACGCAGAACTTTGCCAATCGCCCAACGATCAACACACCATTTGGCAGTCAGTATTACGAAACAGAGAGAAAAACAGACCCTGCTTCTGGGCAAGATGTAACGGCGTGGACGCAGCAAAACACTCTTGCACCAGGGCTTCAAAGCGCACTCGACGCGCAGATTTCGTCACAGAACCAACGCAGCAGTCTTGCCAACAGTTTTATGAATCGTGTTGGCTCTGAGTACGGCACGTCGTTTGACTATGAGAACTTGCCCAAGATGACCTCTGGCGGTCAGGCTGGCGAGATCAGGACTAATGTTGCGGACTACGCGCCTGGACTAAACACCAGCTTTAACTTTGGTGGTGCGCCAGCTGCGCCGACTTACCGTCCCGATTACAGCAATACGCCTGCGCCAACCTACGACACGAATTACCGCGATACAGTAGCGCGGGGCCTCATGGAACGCATGATGCCAGTGCAGGATTACCAAAACCGGCAGCTTCAAACGCAGTTATCCAACCAAGGCTTCAAGCTGGGCAGCGAGGGCTATAAGCGCGGCCTTGACGAGCTTGCTCAACGCCAGGCGGCAGAGCGGTACAACGCCTATGACACTGCCGGCAACGAAGCCCAGCGCATGTACGGCGCACAGATAAGCGCTCGTCAGCAAGCTGGCAACGAAGCGCAGAGTATGTACGGCAATCAACTTAGCGCCCGTCAGCAGGGCATCAGCGAAGCTATGGCGCAGGGCAACTTTGGCAATCAGGCGCTAGGTCAGGCTCAAGGCCTCGACATCAACGCGATGAACGCAATGAACGCGGCGCAGGGTCAGCAGTTTAACTTAAACCAGAATTACGCTAACGCGCAGAACACGCTGCGCCAGCAAGCCATTGCGGAACAGGCACAACGCCGCGGCATGTCGCTGAACGAGATGAACGCGCTCATGTCAGGCCAGCAAGTTAATATGCCCAACATGCCGCAGTTTAACACCGCTGGCATCTCGCAGACGCCTAATTTGATGGGCGCGATGCAGAACACATACCAAGCCAATCTTGACGCAGCAAACGCGAAGAACGCTGGAATTAGCAATGCATTTGGTGGGCTGACTGGTCTAGCCGGCACCGCATTTGCCTTTAGATAGGAAAACCAAATGGACAACGAATTATACTACGACTACCTCACATCGATGGCCCCGTTGGGACCAGAAGAAGAGCAGCTTATGCGTCAACAAAAGCTAATCGACATGTTGCGCGAAGGCAGCATGGAAGCGCCCAGAGGTGGAATGGTTGGAAACACATTTGTGGCCCCATCATTTACGCAACATCTCGACACTCTTGCTAAAGGGTATGTCGCCAATAGGAATCAAAAAGGTGTTGATGCCAGCACCACAGGTCTAACAAAGAAAATGGTAGATAAGTTGGATGAAGTTCGCCGGCGCCGCCGGGGTGGAGGCATGGGCGATCAATCTGGTTATGCCAACCCAGCAGATATTTATTCAGGGTGGAAAAGCTCTGGAAATATTTAGAAAAGCTTTAGATAAATTAAACGCATAAGCGGTGAACTAAATGGCAGACAACAGATTTAATTACGGATTACCGGCACAGATTAATTCTGATTTCGGTCCAGAAGATGCTGTGTCTGCCCAATTGATGGAAGACCAAAATAATCAAAGAAGACGGCTTCTTCCACGCGCACTTGCTGGCTCATCATTAACAAATAATGCAGCGGCGATGGCTAATCTGTCTGCGCGCGCTGAAAGAGCCATCACCGAGGGGCTAGATTTATACAAGCAGCCTGATGATTACCGCGCCGCTGAGGAGTTTGGTCGGCAAAGAGCGCAGCAGGGTGAGGCTGACATGCTCAATGCTTTTGCGGCTCAGATTGCTCCTAAACGGTTTGCGCCTTTAGGCGAAGCGTTCTTAAAGAAGGCACTAGCCGCGCAGGAGCCTGTAAAGGTTGGCAGCGCGACGATTGGGGCTGATGGACAAATTATTAAAGACCCGTCTGCTGAAAGATTGAAGCAGGCAGAAAGTCAGCTAAAGCTTGGTGAGTTTTTGACGGGTCAAGTTGGCCGTATGCGGGATGATGAAAATACTCAAGTTCAGCGAGACTTTATGAACAGCCTTGCGCTTGATCGTGCAAACAAGCCGCCTAATAATGATATACAAAATTTTCGGCAAGAAGATGTTCTTGCTGCTCAATTCAATAACTTAACAAAAGATCTGCGTGATCAAGTAAATACTACCAACACAATAACTAATGAGATTGGCGCTTATGCAGGTCAAACCT